AAAGTGGTGATATGGACGAGTCAAAGTCCTTTGGCGAGTTTTCTTCAATAGAAAAATTCATCGATCCTTCTACTGGTGAGTACAGACGTTTTGGAATAGAAATGCTCTTAAGCCGGAAAAATATTACAAGAAGCATTCGGCATGTCACTCATGAGATTTCTCTCGGAAAAGACTTTCTGTTTCAAGTATTAGGTGAATTGTCATATCACGGTCGAGGATTATGTTATCTCAAACCATTTGCTGTATGGCGAGAAACTGATAGAAACATCTAGTTCTCATCACTTCATTTTTTGGAAATCCTTCATTGACTTTCAGCGCATTCTATTGTACAAAAACTTCGCCCAGCACCTCCGCCGCCTTCTCGTCCGCTGTCCTAATCGCATGCGAGTAGATATTCGCCGTTGTCGAAGTTTGCGCATGTCCCGCCCTGTAACTCACCGTCTTCAATGGAATCCCCGCCGCGAGCAGCAGCGTAATGTTCGTGTGCCGCAACGAGTGAATCGAAATCTGCGGTAGATCGGTCCGCGAAATGAAGTCGTGAAACCAACCAGTGATGCTGTCCGGGTGAACCGGTGCGCCATCGTCCTGCGTGAATAGTCGATCGCAATCAACCCAGCGATCCCCTATCGCAATTCGCTGTTTGCGTTGCAATTTTCGATGCGTTTTCAGCAACTCAAATGCCTGCTCGGGCAGTTTGATTGTGCGCACTGAGGAATCCGTCTTCGTGCCTTTTGTGAAGATTCCCTTCTCAGGCAAATACTGCGATGTCCGGCAAATCGTAATCATATGATTGTCGAAGTCGACGTCCTTCCATTCCAGCCCGCAAAGCTCTCCGCGCCGTACACCGCTTAACAAGAAGAGCCGAATCATAACCTGATTCTGATACGGTTCATTGTCCAGCAGGTGTAGGAGTGTCGCGGTCTGTTCTTCATCAAGGTATTTCGCTTCCTTGCGCTCAAACTTCGGCGGTTTCACTCGGCGTGTAGGGTTGTCAGGAATCACCTGCCAGAACACAGCCTGGTTGAGGATCGACGAGATCAGTCGGTGATGGTGGTTGATCGTCTTTCCTGCCAGTTGATGCACGGGTTTTGTTGATTCTACGCCCTCCTCGAAGGTAATCCCGAGAATGTCGCAGGCTTCCTGCGCAATGCGAATGTCCACTCCCTGCCCGCGTATGAGGCGGTAAATCGTGTTCACATGGCACTCCGCTTCATCCGCCAACGCCTGTCGCGTCATGCCGGATTTTTGAAACACAGAAAGCAAGCGGGGTGTCGCTTTGAACGACACCCCGCTTTGATTTTCCATATTCTGCAGACTGGCGTAGAACGCCATAAGATGATGTGGCTGGAGCTTGTCCAGCCTGATATACCCAATCGCAGGGAGGATGCGCCGGAGCAACTCCTCATATCGAACAAGCGTCTTCGGCGCAAGGTTCGGCACGGCGTAGTCGTGTCTCCATCGCTCCACGAACTCTGCAAACGTCACATGCCCATCCAGCACCTGACCCGTGCGCACTCTGCGCTCGAACAGCACCGCTTGTGTGTTCAGTTCTTCCTTGATCTGCCGCTTTGTCATGCCGGGATCGGGTCTCCATGTCATGGTTTTGCGTTTTTGCCGCCCATTGAGGCCGTACCCCTCGCTGACCATGATCATGTAGCCACCGTTTCGTTCCAATATGGTTGCCATTTTGCATCCTCCCTTCCAAGGTAGTCTGTATGTTCGCTCTAGTTGAACCGACTATCAAGTCTTATCTTTGATGTTTACCGAAGAAATATCAGGCATTGCCCTGAGCACCTTTTCTCAGGTGCTCAATGAGCAAATCAACGTCGACCAGATACTTCTTGCCGCACTTCATTCGAGGTACCACACCCGAAACGATCAGGCAGCGCACATAGTTGGCGGAGATTGCGGTCTGTGGATCCGCTTCGTTAATATATGCGTACGCCTCCGTCAACGTTCTCATGCGCGGCAAACGGAGAACCGCACCATGTTCCTCCATGGGCTAGTCCTCCTTCATTTTGCCGATCAGTTGTTCTGCCGTACCTGTAATTAGCGCGGAGATATCGACCTGCGCTGCAGTCAGCACGGCCATCGCAGAAGCGGAGAGCTTCGCGGTGGTCTTCTCGTAGAGCAGTTGACCAAGTTGTGCGATCTCTTCCTTGGTCAATTTTCCATCTTTGTGCGCGGCCTTCATTCCATCCGCAACCGTTTGCTTCAACTCGCCGACCGTGATCTGTGCTAGCTTGATGAGCTCCTGCTGCGCATGGTTCACGGTATCAAGTTGCGTTGCTTTACCAAGTTTCGCGGTCAGCCACGCGCCAAACACACCGATCAGGGCAATAAAAAATGCCGCTGCAATATTCACGGCATTCTCGATCAGGATATCGGCGACGGTGACGTCTACGCTCCCACCAGTGTCCGCCAGCGCGACGGCGGGTAGCGCGAGCATCAAAAGTGCGATCAGGGTCAGAATCAGTTTCTTTTTCATTTTAGTTCCTCCTAGATTGATGTAGCCTGCTCCGAAGCAAGCTCATGGACAAAATCGTCATATTCTTCTTGGGCGGTCTTCGCCTTCTCCCGCGCGGTTTTCATCTCGCCGTTTGTTTCACCTCGCTCCACAGCAGTCGCGGTGGCCAACGATAGTGACAAACTCGCGTCCTGCATCTTCATGGCGAGTTTCGATTCCTTTGCGCGAATTGCTGCTCTCTTTTCTGCTTGTTTCCGGTCACGCGTCATGCGCACTTCCAGCCAAACGACTAATAGCGCGAACACGCCCGATATGATCTCTCCGATATAATCCAACTCCGTTCCCCCATTTCTATTGATTCAAGAGCTTGCAACGGCCACACTTATGCCAGTAACCGCTGCCTCCCTGATTGATTCCCTCCACAACGACACCAACGTCGCGGCCTTTCGCATGGATGACCATGCCTCGTCCTAGATAAAGTCCAACGTGTGTTTCATCCTCGGCGTTCGTGGTGCTGTTGCGAAACAGAAAGTCACCAGCGATCAGTTCGTTGCGCCCGATAGCAGTGCACAAAGCCCAAAGCCCATCGCAATTCTTGCGATCGTCCCAAATACCTGTCTCGCGCATGAGCCAAGAAAGAAAGCCGGAACAGTCATGCGCCATGAGATCGGCGAACCCCGCTTTGTACTGGCTCTCGCGGAAGGCGATCGCGCGCGCGAACTCTTCGTCCATTGCCTGAATCTTCGCGTCAGAGAGGTCGGTTAAAGCTGACGCGCCCCAAACATATAGATCTCCGATGCGCGTCAGCGCCAACGCACAGATCGCCTTTGCCTTGACCGATACCGTGCCTTTCTCAACCGGTTCCGTCTCCGTAATTGTGCCGTCAATAAGTGCCGCCCACGTTTCCTTACCGATCACTCCATCGACGGTCAGCGCGGCTTGCGCCTGAAACCGCTTCACAGCCTCCAGCGTATCCGCACCGAACGATTTCTTGGTAACCGTTGTAATGTGGTCGCCATAGAACCCAAGCTCCAAGAGCTTTTGCTTACAAAAAAGCACGTCCTCGCCGGACGTGCCTTTCTTCAAATTTCGCGAGAATTCCATCCGTTTTCTCCATTTCCAAATAATTAAATTTCACGATTTCTTCATGGTATTTCCTTGAAAAATCTGCTATGATGCAGGTACATCAAAGCTTGCATGGTATACACAACCTACCTACCCGGGTATGTCCCAATCCCTAACAAGATTTACCATGCAAATTAGAAAGGCACTCTTCCCCCCGGCTGAGTGCCTTTCGCTATTTGGGGCACACTGAAAGGTGTGCTCTGTTTTTTAGCTCTATGCCGTTCTCTTCCAGAAGTAGCATGTAATGTAGGGCTGCAGGTTGTTGTGAGCCGTACCGCTACCGTTACTACCAACCGAACCGGAAACGGATCCTGTATGGTCATGCGAGCCACCGGATCCTGTTGTCTGTCCGCTAGAGCTACCACCATTGGTCATATAGTAATAAGTAGAGCCAGAACCACTGCCGACCTTATACGATCCCGAAGATGCCTGATGGGTATGAGCACCATTGGCGTTCACCGTTACCGATCCACTGAATGAGTGGTTGTGCGATGGCATTTCCGCTGCGGATAACGCTTGCGTGCTCGCTCCCCCGGTTTTCTCAACGGTGTTGAAGTTCGTGTCAGCCGTATTCACGCCGACCGGTACGCGTCCTGTTCCCCAGCGCACCCATGTTCCTCCAAGGAAGGCGCTCTCGTCCGCGGCGGATACCGTCATGCGGATACCCCCCACCGGGAAGACAAGGTTCGCCAGCCACAGAACGCTTGAAAAGGTTACAGCATCATCAAACTGCACATTCTCACGAAACCGTGCCGACCAGCCAACATCAAAGCTATCCTCCTCGGCGACCTTACCCACAGCTAATCCCATGCCCGTGCTGCGCACGGAAAGGATTACTTCCGCCGTACTCAGATCGATATACCCATACGCTTCGCCGAAGTAGTCACCGAGGGTAACGCGAATGTCGTAGGTATACTGGTTCGACAGGCTACCGCCGATTCGGTATGAACCGTTAATGGTATAAGCAGAAAGAGCGATCGTCGTATCTGTGTAGTAGCTTTCGCTCTTGCGTTTATACCCAATCTTGAGTACGCGAGTGTTCTTGCTGTTAACGGCTGAGATCGCGCCGGAAACCGCAACCATGACGTATGCTCCTGTGTTACTGGCATTACCAGCAGCGTCGCACCGAAAGACCGCAACGGACTGCACGGACGGCGCGTCATATGCCACGACTTCGAACGTTCCTGTCAGAACAGTAGTTCGTCCCCGACTGTCCGTGATCATTGCGCGGATCGTGTTCGTTCCAGCGGTGGTCAGTTCATTCGTCGAGAAGGAGTTGCCCGAATACGTCGCGCCGTTTACCGTGGTCGAGATCGAAGAGATCGATGAGCCGTATGCACCGGAAGCGGATATGCTGACGCTCAATTTGCTCTTTCGCTGAACAAAGCAACCAAATTGTGTTGCTAACTCTTCCTCCGCCTCGGAGAACCAGATCGATCCTGTTGGCACAACAGAAGCTGGAATCGCGGCATTAATGCTGACCAGCGTTGTGCCAAGAAGTACCCCGTTGGAGTAGGTATCGCAATACAATGTTCCGGCGACGCTCGTCGCGTTCGGTGCGGCGTTTGCTTCGTCAAGCGACGGGGTCCAAGAAATGCTTGTTGCGGCGGTCTGCGTCGCAATCGTCGTCTCCGCGCGAGAACCAAACTTCGCCCGCAGGGTATGTAGAAACGCGCTTGACGCTGGCGTTAGCGTAATCGTTGCCGCGCTGCCAAGCGTCACGCTCGGTACGCTCGGAGTAGTGACTCGTGGAATCGCCGGTAAAGTGATGCTCAGCGATCCGCTGACCGAACCGATCGCCGACGAATACGTACAGTTCGCGACGAATGAAATCGTTGTCTGCCTTGTCCCATCCGAGTTGTGGGTGACCGTACATTCGCCATATGCTTCGCTCTCTGTGCTCGCGTTATCGGTCAGGATCATGAGGTACTGATAGCCCAGCGCTGTGTCATATGGTTCCTGATACTGCGTGATGTATTCGTCACGGTAAGGAATGCACGAGATCGCGAAACCTCTGCCCGTGCGATTGTAGACCACGCTTCCGTCAACCGATACGCTCATTGCGCCGCGTGAATTCGAATCGATGTTATTGCAGTAAACGTCAAACTGCGAGGTGTTGCCGGATGTCGCCAGAAACACATAGAACCGGATGGTTGAAGCGTTGCTGGCGGCTGACTGCGAAATGATCTTATACTCCAGCCAGCAAGAAATCTTACTTGCCGCGGTTCCAGAAAGAGAACCGTTGACGATCGTGTATCCGTCGTGAATCGACTCATACGGCCAATTTGCCATATCCTTACCCCGCGATCTTTTTGAAATTCAAATTGCCGCTCTCGGGCACCCACGCGAAACTCCCAATCCGCAGCGACGATAGTACCTGTACATCGTTGACGTCCAACTTGCCGGACGAAAAGTAGGCGATTGCGCTGTCGGTTGTCACGCTGTCCTCACTGCCGGAAAAGAAATACAGGATGTCGTTCTCCAGCTTGAGCTTGATCGCGGACGTGCTCTTTCCGATCACAATGCCCGACGAAATCAATCGGATGAAGCTACGAACTGTCTCAAACTGCTGCGAGGTTTCACCATTTAGCGTCGAGATGCGGCTTGCCGTCTCCGTGAAGTTCGCCTCGATCGTTCCCGCCATGATCGAAAACGACGTTTGAATCGAACTCTGCAACGCGACAAAATCCTGTGTTCGGACATAATCCTCCAGCGCGGTCAAGATAATCTGCTGCGAGGACTGTAAGATCGATGTATTCTGGGTGATTTGTTCCTGCACGATTTCTTTGATTTCGCCGTGCGTCGTATAGTCCGCTTCGATCGACTCGATGCGGTTCTTGACTGACGAGTTCTGCCTGATTTCTTCGCCGATCAGAGACGGGCGCGAATCCCCTAGCACAATCCCAGTGCTGGCCGGGTTATTCAGCGGTATGGTCAGTTCGGACAGAATATACGTCTCTTCCGAACAGAGCGTGCCGCAGGAAACGACCACCTTATCTAAGAAGTGAAATGACTCGACGTTCGCGTCCGCGTTGTGTAGATCGACCGCCGAGAGCTTGATTGTCTGCTTGAATCGCACGCCGGTTCCGTTCAGCCAATCGTGACCCCGGTTCATGAGAATCGTCGCATCGGTGACCTCGTCCCACGTGGTCAGGCCAGACGGTGCAAAGATCACCCCCTACTCGGCCGCCAGCGCCGTATCGATTAGGTAATCCTGCCCCTCGTTCACGTTCGCGATCGTGAGTCGCGCGTCGCTTTCCGATTCCGGGTCGATATCCCGCAGCGCCGCGCCGAGCGGGATGCAAGCGGTATAGGTTTCAGAAGCATTCTTGGTCAATTCGAGGTCGATCAGGTTCTCACCGAATTCTATCTGTTGCGTCGATTTATCAGGCACATCGGTGAGGTAGTCCAGAATCGGATTCTCGTTCTCGTCGAATCGAACGATCAGGTAGCCACCGAGTGAGTCTAGTAGACAGGTCTTCATCACCTGCCATGCGGAAAGGTAATCCTTCGTCGCTATGTTCACCGCGCCTGTAATATCGCAGCTCGCTATCCAAACCCGCTGATTCGGATTAACTTCTGCGTTGTGCTGGGCCAGGATATATTCCCAGATATCAACCGCAGTACCATCCATGGTAAATGGTCGAAGGATACTATCCAACAAAAATGCCAGCACGCCTTCTGCAACCACCTTGCGGTTTTCATAGAGATCTCTCTCATCTTCTATTGCTCGCCCGACCCAGATCAGCGTGTCATCCCGATAGACTTTGATCCGGCTCTTGAGTTTTTCCAGTATTCCATAGTTCGGATGCTCTTTCGGGATCGTGAACGTTAGCTCGCCTGGTTCGTTCTTCTTCTGCGTCAACTCCGGTTCGAACACAAAGAAATCCGGCAGGCGTGGATCGTAAAGCACATAGGAATCGCAGAGGATACGGTACATTAGAGTGCTCCTCTCCGGTAGGTGAACGTGATTCGCCCCGCCCCTGTTATCCCAATCTCCGTGTCGCCCTCCATGAGCACCAACGACGGAACGATGTGCGTTCCCGTGGCAAGATTGACGGTGTATTCCTTCATGTTCAACGTATACGTGAGCGTCATTTCAGCGGAAACGGTGATCGTCGGCACGACAGACATTCGCGCGTTCGTCAGCGTCACTGTTGCGTTGCCCGTAGGAAGAACCGTAATCGTCGTTTCAAAATGCTCCATCTTATACGGCTTCGCGCGGCATTCCAGCGACAGCTCGCAATATCCCGCATGACGCTCGACATCCTCCACCGTGATCCGCGCGTCGTAATAGAAGGTTGGGTCGCGATCGAAGATCATGTTCATGCGCCGTCCATGCACATCCGCCGCGAACGCAGAAATCAGTGCGTCGAAAGGCGCACGTACGTACAGTGTCAGAGGGATGATCCGGTCGGCGTACCGCATCGTGCCGAGTGCTTCTGAAAGATCGAGCGCGCCGTCGCGCCCGGGGACCTCAACGAAGTTCGTCTGCGGTTCCGGCAAGGGGATGGCGTAGGGAGCGACGATCAGGCCATAGTCCGCATGCGCCCATTTGGTTCCGAATCGAATATCGCTCACACCAGCCGCTCCTTTCGTCTGCGAATCGTGCCAAGCGCGTCGTCCATGGCCGGCGCAAGCCAGCCGATCGTCGCGCCTGTATCCGCGACCAGCTGCATCCCGGCGAGCTGCGGCAGATATCGCCGCACCTCGCCTATCAGGACGTCCAGCTTTTGCGACAGTAAGTCGCTTGTCCCACCGATCCCGATGCTGTTCGGCAAATTGGTCAGCACATCGATTGCACCGACGTCCACGCTGGTTGGGATTGCGCTCTGGATCTGCTTGTTCACGTCCTCCATGGCGTCGATAAATCCAACGCCAACACCCTCACCCATGTTTTCGCCGATTCCGGCAAACACTTTGGATGGTGACGCGATACCGAGTGCTTTCTTTGCGCTTTTCACGATATTGGAGAAGAAATCGCGCACTTTGCTCGCAAGCCACGAGGCCATGCTCTTGATGCCTTCCCACAAGCCGCTGACGATATTCTTGCCAATCTCCACCACGGAGGAGACCGATTGTCTAAATCCGTTCAGAATCGCGGATACGATCTGCGGCAACGCCGCGATCAACTGCGGGAGCGCCTTGATCAGACCAGCCGCAAGCTGAACCGTCAGCTCGATGCCCATGATAACAAGCATGGGCAGGTTCTGCATGAAGAAGTTGATGATCCCAGTAATCAACTTAGGCAGTGCTTCGATCAGCTTCGGCAGCGCACGGATGATCCCCTCCGCTAAACCCTTCACGATCGAGAATGCAGCAGCCATGAGCTTATCCATGTTGTCGAGCAGCGTTTCGCAGATCAGCAACACTGCCTCGATAATCGCTGGTATCAAGGTCGGTAACGCATCACCAATCCCCTGTACGATCGAAGCGATCATCTCAATTGCTGCTTCGACCAAAGCGGGTAGGTTGTCGACAATTCCCTCTGCAAGAGTGGTGATCAGTTGCACTGCGCCGTCCGTGAACGCTGGAAGGGCGGTGATCACACCCTGCAAGAGCGTCATGACGATGCCGGACGCAGCGGAGACCAGCGTCGGGAGGTTCGCCGCCAACGCGCCGCCGATCGCGCTCACGATGCTCATACCCACCTGCACAAACTGCGGCAAGCTGCCGAGTATCATATTTGCGATCCCGCCGACCGTTTCGCCGAGCACGACAGTGATCTTGTCGAAGTCGCCGCCGGCTTCTGCAAGCCCAGAGGTGAAGTCCCCAAGTAACGAAACACCGTCGTCTGCGAGCGTCTGCAACTGCGGGAGCAGCACCGTTCCCATGACCCGCTGCGCCGCTTGAGCACCTTGCTTGAGCCGCTGCACGGAATCATCGAATGCGCCAAATTTCGCAATCGTGTCTTCGCTCAGCACCGCACCCATGCGTTTCGCTTCGTCGGTCAGCGCCGCTATGCCTTCACTGCCCTGTGTAATGAGGGGGTTGAGGTCCTGCGCGCTTTTACCAAAGAGCTGCATGGCCAGCGCGTCGCGTTCCGTTTCGTTTGACACCTGCCCAAGCGCGTCGATGGCATCCCAATAGACATCCTCACTGTCGCGAAGCGATCCGTCCGCATTGGTCACAGATACGCCGAGACGATCATATGCTTTGGCAAACTGTTCGCTGCCGCCAGCGGCGCTGGACATAGACTTCACGTTCTTCGCCATGGAGCCGGTCATGGTCTCAAGCGATACATCCACGAGATCAGCCGCGTAAGAATACGCTTGCAACCGCTCCACGCTCATACCGGTGATGGAGCTTTGCGTCAGCATTTCATCCGCATATGCCGCTGTATTGACCGTCATATCGACTAGTGCTTTGCCAGCGGCTAACGCTGCCGTTCCGATTGCCGCCATGGCCGCACCGAGCGATACGCCGATCCCCTTGACGACCGAACCTAGCTTGTCAAAGCGCCCACCTGCGTCATCCGCCTGATCGGCGGACTGCTTGATCTCGTCGCCGAATTCGTCAGCCTGTTTGCCGGCAGAATCCAGATCATTTGCCGTGCTTTCCAGTGCGGTTTCGTTCGCACCAAGTTCGCGCTCCATACCATTGAGAGCAGCCTTAGCGTTGTTAAGTTGAACCTGCCATGATTGGGTACGCTTATCGTTCTCCCCAAAAGAAGAAGCCGCGTTCTGCAACGCGGCTTCGAGGGTTTCGACCTTATCTTTTTGGGCGTCGATCTCTTTTCGCAGGACTTGGTTTCGGGCGGTCAGTGCGCTGACCGATTTGTCCTGCTTCTCGAACTGGGAGGTGACGAGGTTCATCTCGCTCCCGAGAACCTTAAACGACTGGTTAATCTCGGAGAGCGCTTTCTTGAACTCTTTTTCTCCCTCAATTCCGATCTTGAGTCCGAAGTCGGATGCCAATGAATCACCTCCTTAGGGAAAAATGGGCATAAAAAAACGACCCGAAGGTCGTTTTGAGAATTTCTGCCCCTTTGCTTGTACTATTTTGATTCCATGCACAATGTTATAAATGCTTTCATCAACGGACTGAGCCATTTGTTCTTGTGATACGCGCATACCGCAGTTACATGCGAATCATCCATTTCGGTGGGAATTTCAACTAATTCCCCGCGAAGTAACTCCTCTTGAACAGTAAATCTGGGCAAGGACGAAATCCCAACATCATTTCTAACCAGATTAATGATTGTAGGTATGCTCCAAAGTTCAATCGTATGATCAAGCGTAATACTTTTATAGTTGAGATATTTCTCGAACTTCTGTCGGAAAATGCAATCCTGCTCATTAATCAAATAGGTTAGCGCGAGTTTTTGATCTGGTGTGATCAGATCCGGAAATCGCTCTCGCGTGTACGGGGAGGCGACCACAACGACTTCACTGCTCTCCATTTCTTGAACAACCAAGTTAGAGCCATATCCGCCAACATCATTGTAAAAGATTCCAATATCCAGTGCACCGTTCATGAGCGCATCGCGAATATCATAACAGTTCATTGATTTGAGAAATAACCGTGCGTTTGGCGCTGTTTGATGAAAGTGCTTTAATTTGTCTGGCATTGAAAAACAAAGCTGTGTTTCCGCAACTCCCACTGTCAAATCCCCCGCACAAGATGATAAATCTGATTCGAAATACTTCATTTTCCGCACAGAATTCAGCACTTCAGTGACATATGGTAGAATCTGCTCTCCAGCTTTCGTCAACACCATCCGTCGGCCAATCTTCTCAAACAATTGAACAGAAAATTCCTGTTCAAGTTGTCCAATCTGAAATGTAATTGTGGATTGAGTATACCCGAGCTTTTCGGCGGCTTTCACGAAACTGCCTTCGTCTATGATCGTCATGAACGTATTCAAGTATTTAAGCTCCATATCAGCGCGCCTTCTTTTGGTTCATTAATATTGAACTATGTATTTTATTATTTCAACTTGTTTGAATGTTTAGTTGCTGATATGATAGCATACAATAACTCTTCTGACAATCATGTCTGTTCGATTGCCAGTGGTAGTAGGAGGTTATATGAATTTCCCTGCATTCTTGTCGTACACCTTTCTTACAGCATATACTCCAGGACCCAACAACCTTCTCTCAATGTCAAATGCAAGCCGCGATGGGTTAAAACGATCCATTCCTTTCTTCTTCGGCATTTTTTCCGGCTTTATCGTCGTTATGGGAGCATGTGCAATCTTTACTTCACTACTATATGAGTTAATCCCCACGATTAAGCCCTATATGGTAATTCTTGGTGCGGGTTATATTTTATTCTTGGCATGGACAGTTTTGCGTGACCGTCCGCACGAAGGCAAGGCTGGTATCACGCAAGGTAACTCGTTTTTCTCAGGGTTATTACTTCAGTTTGTGAACGTAAAGATCATACTGTACGGAATAACAGCTATGTCTTCCTATGTACTCCCGTACTACCACAAAACGACCGATATCTTTTTATATGTATTGCTTTTGACCATGATCGGTACTTCAGGATGTATTTGCTGGGCAATATTCGGAGCGATTTTCGAAAAGCTATTTCAACGGTATCGTAAGCCCATCAACATAATCATGGCTTTATTACTTGTGTATTGTGCCATATCGTTGTTTTTCTAGTGATTTTCCAAACGTGTGCACTAGACACATTTTTTAAAGAATTATAAGCCCGTTTGTATAATATCTTCAACATGGAAGATATGCGACGGTTTAGATGCCCCTTGAAACTGCCGATACACCTCCCACTGGTCTAGCAGCGCGCCAAGCGGCATGAGCCAAACCTCGCGCTCCGGCCGCCCCAGCAGCGTCACCCCATAAAAGATCAGTCGGGCAAACAGCTCTTCGTCGCTTGCCCGACCAACACGTGTTTTGAGGGTTCCTCTTCGCTTTCGACATAACGCTTCGTGCCCTTGACCATCGCTTCCATGATCGCGGCTTTGTAGCCGGAGAGATCCAGCGGCGTGGTGAGCAGTTCTACCGCTTCCTCAGTCAGCAGTTCGCGCCTATGATCCGGCTCAAGCAGGTTGTGCACCAGTGTGCTCTGATTCGCGAGCAACGTAATCAACCACACCACCTCATCCAGCGCTAGTTCGAAGTTTTCAGCCTTCATGAGTTTATCGCCCAGATGTTCCACCCCTCCGTAGCGCTTCGCGATCTCTTTCGTCGCGCGGGTGGTCAGGAGCATTTCATATTCCCGATTGCCGATTCGGATCATCGCGCCTCTGTCGTTTTCCATGTGTTAACCCTCCGCCGCAAATGTCGGCTCGTAGACCTGCGTATACCAGCCCGAGATCGTCGCCGCCGGTACGCTCGTATCGTCCTCGTTGACCTCCGCTTTCCACGGATGTTTACCCTGACCGTCCAGCTTGTTTCGCCGGATAATCGTTCCCTCGATCGACGGGGTCGAAAATGTGATATTATCGCCCTTCGTCTGCAGGTTCGTCGCGGGAATGCCGAACACGACACGATAGAGCCAGAAGTAGCGATATTTTCCGTTGCTCTTCTTTGCGCGGAAGCCGATTGCGACCGGTTGACCGCCGTTCTCGCTTTGGGAAACGAGCACTTTATTGTCATCGATCTGAGACCCGGTCAGATCGCTCGCGACCGCCGCGCCGATGTTGTCGATCCCGAGCGTCAGTGTACCACTCTTGAACTCCTTGACCACCTCGGCAGCGCCATCGTCTGCGTAGAGCGTCGCTTCGTTGATATCGATCTTCAATTCTGCAGACATCGCCTTGGCAAGCGAGACGGGCGCGGCGTAGGTCTCGTCGCCGTTCGTGCCTTCGGTGATCTTCGCGTAATACAATTTATCCAACCCGATGGTTGCCATCTATTCTTCCTCCAAGTACTCCTTCGCCACGTCTATGGCAAAGTGGTGATAGCCCGTGTCCTCTTCCAGTCCTACATATCGCCGTTCCGATACCAAGAATCCCGCCGTGAGCAGAAGCCGAACGAGCTGCCGTTTCTTCGCGCCGTAGTTACCCTTCGAAAAGAGCGACAGCCGTGCTTCCTCAATGTTCATGCCCGGTGTATTGTCCGAAAACAACTCGAAGTGCTCCGAGATCGGCGTGATCACGACATACGTATCCGGCGCTGTAGTGGAGAAAACGCCGGTCTCCACAGGAAGTCCGGCGCTTTCGACGATCGTATTCAGTTCTTCCAACATACTCACCGGATATCCAACTCCTCCTTCAACGCCATCTGCATTGCCTCGATGCACGGTTTCCGACTCGATAATTTCGTGCGCTTAAGAAACGGCTTTGGCGGCTGACCGTGCTTCCCATATTCCAGTACATTGGCAAGCATGGCATTGCTCACGCTACCGCGACCTTCTGAGAAACCGACCTTTACATCGAGGTTGCCTTCGCGATCCAGCTTCGCGGGAGACACGCCAAGCGCCGCAGCGAGCTTGCCAGTCGAGCGGGACTTATATTTCGTCCCTCGACCGATTGCCGCTTGCAGGTTCGATTTCATCTTCTCCATGACGACCAGCCCGCCCGCAGCGAGTGCTTTGGGAATCGCCGCGTCGAGCGCGTTGCCCATACCAGCGATCCGATTCAGGAACTCATCCGGCATTTCTATCTTTACCTTAGCCATCCGGTGTCACCTTCTTTGCCAGCACTTCCACATACATCCCTCTACCCTTCACGTCCTCGATGGACGTGATTTCAAAGCGACCATCGCCGCATAAGATTACGTGCGCCGAGGTTACGGATAATCCCGGAATCACACGAAATCGGAACAGATCCGTCGCCTCAGAAAAGGCGGCGCGGTTCACCCATTTCTGAGAACCGTGCCGCCCTTCCCGATACACAAATGCCGAATACAGAACCTCATCGGTCTTGATCGCGAATCCCTCCGCGTCCTTTGTCACCACTTCCCGCGCGATCGAAATCAGGGTGTTCATTCTGCCGAAGCTCATGACCCCACCTTCCAGTCTCGATCAAGGCGGAGCAGCGTGTTTACGGTGTTCCATACTTGCTGCCCCGCCTGCACATTGTCCGCGAAGAATCCGCCCGTACTGCCGTCCCTACTCTCGTAAAAATGCGACGCGAGCATAATCACAGCCGCCTCGGTTGTTGGCGGGATACCCGCCACTTCGTAAGTTCCGGCAGTCAGGTGTTGGTAGCTCTCGGCGTAGGATAATGCGGCGTCGATCAGACGCTGGAGGAGTTCATCGTCCGCGTCGTGCGTCAGGATCAGGTTCGCCTTGACCTTAGTCAGTAGCGTTGCCATCTCACATCGAGCCCGGCTGGTCTGCTACCATGATCCCAGCGTTCTTAAGCTTTTGCAGCAGGGCGTTGAAGTCACTCTTCAGGTCAGCAATGGTGGTTGCGACACTATCCGCCTGATTCGTCACCTGATAGACGCTGCCAGCCGTCTGTTCCGAAGCGTATCCCGATTGCAAGCCAGTGACGGTGGCGGTATCCAGAACCTCCAGCGTACCGCCAATCACCAGCCGATCCCCACCGTCGGTGAGGTAGTTCTTACAGTTGCGGGTCACGTCACCCGCCGGGGTGTCAATGATCTCCATCTAGCCCCTCCGTTAAGCCTTCTGCTGCAGGACCTTGATCGCTTCGGGCAGAATCAGCTTGCCGTCGAGCCTCTGCGAAGCGAGGAAGCCAACCTGACCCGTCGTAGCGTACAGCTCGTTCAGGCGTTTGAAGGTGCGACCCTGACGATCGGCGATCCAGTAGTAGGAGAAATCGCCGAACGCGATGGACTTATTGCCCGCGCTAACTCCCGGCATGAACTCGCTGGTCACGATGCGGTGTCCAAGGATGGTGTCCGGCGCATTCTCCGTGATACCCGGGCGCCAGAGATATTGCCCGTCGCCGTCTTTGAGTTTGCGCAGCAGTTTCACGGTCGTGTCATTGAGTACGAACACCGCGCTCTTGCGGTACGGCGCACGGAGCGAGTACACAAGGTCAATCAGTTCGTCGCCGGTGATCGCGGCGGCGCCTGCCGTAGTCACGCCGATCTCTGCACCGCCCGTGGCGTTGAGGATACCGACGGGTTTACTCACACCGTTACCGTTGAGGAACGCGTCCTCTTCCTTGTCGCCGATGCGTTTGCCGAACTGCTCGGAGACATACCCCTCTATATCGAAGATGCTGTCAGAGAGCAACTCTTCCGACACCTTGATCATGGTCGCGAGCTTGTACGCGCCGAGTACGACCTGCGAGAAGGAATCATCCGAAAGCGGATAAGTTCCCTCTTCATCGACCCAGTCTGCGGTGCCCTTCGAGGCGACCACTGGGATCTTCCGATCGCCGTAGCTCGTCTGGATCACATGGCACAGCGGGCGGAGCACATTCGCTTCCGTCAGTTTCTTCACAAGCGTGCGCTCGAACTCGTCGGGGACGAGGTATCCGCCCTCACTGTCGGTGCCTTCCTGAAGCGCGTTTAGAATCTCCGTCCGGGGATTCTTGGAGCGGATCGCGTTCCAGAACGCCTTCTTATACTCGGCGGTAGCGCGGCCTGTCTTTTGCTCCGTATTGGTTTGCGCGGGCTTGCTGGTCAGCGGGTCGGCGGTGGGTTTGTTCAGTTCCGCGTCCAGCGCCGCCTGTCGCTCGAGACGTTCGACTTCTTTGCCGAGCGCGACAACCTCGGCCTCCATCTTTTCATATGCGCCAGCATCCTCGGCGGAGAGCAGCCCGTCCGTGCCGCGCTTGACATCCAGAAATGCTTTCGCGGCATCCCATTTCTTCGCGCGGTTCTCGCGCAGTTGTAAAATCGTATTCATTCGTTTCCTCCTTAGTGTGAAATTAAAGAGAGCCGCTGGTAAAGGGGCTCTGCGGGGCATCTTGGTTCGGTTGTTTGAACGGAGGGTGTCTCCTCCGCCACAGGTGGCTTGCTTGCCTGTTTTCGTTGCAACTTATTGAGAAGCGAGTTCGTGACCGCGCGGCGTGAGAAGCTGAACACCACATCATCGTGTTTCGCTTGTTTCTTCTCGTCCTCCAGCACACCGTCCGCGAAGCCAAGTTCAATCGCTTTATTCGCGTTCATCCATGTTTCCGCGTCCATTAGGTGTGCGAGCTTCGCACGGGACATGCCCGTCTTCAACTCATATGCGTTGATGATGCTCTCCTTCACCTCGTCCAGCATGGCGATTGCCTTCTGCATTTCCTCGCTATCGCCTATAGCTACCGTCAACGGATTGTGGATCATGAGCAAGCTCGTCGGTGCCATGAGCACCTCGGTACCCGCCATGGCGATGACCGACGCGGCGCTTGCTGCGATGCCGTCGATTTTGACCGTGATATGTCCCTTGTAATCCATGAGCATGGTGTAGATCTGGCTCGCCGCCACGCAATCGCCGCCCGGGCTGTTGATCCAAATAACAACGTCACCCGCTCCGGCGTTCAGTTCGTCCTTGAACATCCTCGGGGTGACGTCGTCCTCAAACCAACTCTCTTCGGCGATCGTGCCGTTCAGTGTCAAAGTTCGGGTGCCGTCCTCGTTTCGCACCCAGTTCCAGAACCTTCTGTTCAAGCGGAATCCTCCTTCTTGTATTGTGTCCCCGCAAACACGCCCGCGTCCTCGAGCTTCGTCATGGCCCCATTGATCAAGTACAAATCGCCGCCAAGGTCAGGCGCGATGCGATCGAGATTCTCCAATTCGCGGATGTCGTTCGCGCTCATCCAGCCGTTCTGCCGCGCGGTGGCATATCCGCTCATGCGGGAGGCGTAGTCACCGCGGAGAAGGCCATCCACATTGAACCTGATGAAATACATCGGCTTTTCGCTTTCGCTGAACAGCACGCGGCACATGCTCTGTTCCCAGCGCACGACCCAGGGATCGAGGGTGTATTTCACGAACTCCAACGACTGCTGCTCGATGTTGCTGAACGACGATTTCTCCAAGTCCGCCAGCATGTGCGGCGGCACACGAAAGATGCGCGCGATCTCATTGATCTGAAACTTCCGCGTTTCCAGAAACTGTGCTTGCTCCGGCGCAATCCCGATGGGCGTATACTTCATACCCTCTTCGAGTACCGCGATCTTGTGTGCGTTCGCGCTTCCCTGATATGCCGAGTTCCAGCTTTCCTTGACGCGCAGCGGGTCTTTGATCGTGCCGGGATGTTCCAGCACGCCTGCCGGAGCCGCGCCGTTAGCGAAGAACTTCGCACCATACTCCTCTGTCGCGATCGCGAGACCAATCGCATTCTTCGCCATGGCGATCGGGCTATACCCGATCAGGCCGTCAAACCCGAGTCCGGGGATGTGCAGCACGTCCGATGGTGACAGCGTTACCTGCGTCGATTTGCCAAGCGTGGTCGGATCCTCCGACCCACGCTGGTACAAATAAAAAAGCCGTCCGTTTTGATCGCGGTCGACTGTCATTTTGTTCGGCATGAGCGGGTAGAGCGCGATCACCTCACCTCTGGCGTTTCGGATGATCTGCGCGTAGGCATTGCCCCACAGAAGTAAGTGGCTCATGAGCGTTTCCCGGAATGCGAAGCTCGTCATTTCGGGGTTCGGCTCGTCGTGCAGCAGCCGGTAAAGCGGATGTTTTAACGCTTTCTCTTTCCCTCCACTATCGTTGTATCGGTAGACATTCAACGGCAGACCTGCAACGGTTTCTGACAAGATTCTCACACAGGAGTACACCGCCGTCATCTGCATGGCGGTCGTTTCGTTCACCGGCTTTCCACTCGAAGTTCCGCCGAAGAAGAAACTGTAGCGACTGCCGTTAAGAGAGTCTTTCGGTTTGTCGCGAGAGTGAAATATAGCTCGAAGTGGATTCATGCGCTTCCTCCATTGAACATTTGATTGACATACACAGAAAAAAGCAGTAAAGTGGCACTTGTGTGGTGTATTTCCGCACCATACAATATTTTATTTGAGGTATTTGATGTACAGCGACAAGACCATCGTCTGCAAAGATTGCGGACAAGAATTCACCTTTACTGCCAACGAGCAAGAGTTTTTCGCCGAAAAAGGTTTTACGAACGAACCGCAGCGTTGCAAATCCTGCCGTGTTGCTCGTAAGAACAGCTCAGGCGGCGGATCTCGCAATGGCGGATACCGCGACAACGCGCCGCGCCAGATGTATGACGCAGTGTGCTCGGAATGCGGCAGAGCCTGCCAGGTTCCGTTTCAGCCCCGTACCGACCGACCGATCCTGTGCAGCGATTGCTTCAGAAGCAACAGGTAATTTCAAAGGCACATCCTTAAACGGATGTGCCTTTTCTAAAACACCAGCAAGCCTCGACCATCGTAAACGCTGGTGCTCTCTCCGCTCCCGTTCCGTAAAGCCCGATCTATCGCCATGATTGTCGCCACAGCACCGTCGATTTTCTCGGTGCTTTTTTCTTTGTCCGGTTTGATATTCCCGGCGGGGTCCGTGCGGATGTAGATGTTGTCCATCATCCAGCGCAACACTGGCTGCCCACCGTGCGCGATTCGCTGTTCCAGCGTCAGCTTCATGAGTTCCTTCGTCGGCGGGGACATGTCCTTGAATCCCTGCCCGAACGGTACGACCGTGAATCCCATACCCTCTAGGTTCTGCACCATCTGCACCGCACCCCAACGATCGAAGGCGATCTCGCGAATGTTGTACTTCATGCCAAGCTGCTCAATGAACGTTTCGATAAACCCGTAATGAACGACGTTTCCTTCGGTGGTCAGCAGACACCCCTGTTTCTCCCAGAGATCATAGTTCACATGATCGCGCCGCACGCGCAGGTCGATGTTCTCCTCCGGAATCCAAAAGAACGGCAGGATCACATATTTGTCCGTTTCATCCAGCGGGGGGAATACCAGAACGAAAGCCGTAATATCCGTGCTGGACGAAAGATCAAGGCCACCATAGCAAACGCGGCCTTCGAGCAGATTCGGGTCAACCGGGAACGCGCATTTATCCCACACATCCATCGGCATCCAGCGGATCGCCTGCTTGACCCACTGGTTCAATCGAAGCTGACGAAACGCGTTCTCCTCGGCGGGATTCTGTTGCGCGCTTTCGCAAGCGGCTTTCACTTTATCGATCCCCACCGTAATGCCGAGCGACGGATTTGCTTTCTTCCACACTTTGGGATCAGTCCAGGAATCGTTCTCTTCGGTGCCATAGATCACTGGGTAGAACGTAGGGTCCGTTTTCCTGCCGTCAAGAATATCCTTCGCTTTTGAATGTACTTCCCAGCAGATGGAGTTCGTGTTGTCTCCTGCGGTGGTGATCAGAAAGTACAGCGGCTGCATACGCGCGTCGCCGCTTCCCTTGGTCATAACATCAAAGAGTCGGCGATTCGGTTGGGTGTGAAGTTCATCGAAGATGACGCCGTGCGTATTGAAGCCGTGCTTGTTGGCGACGTCCGCGCTGAGCACCTGATAGTAGCTCCCAGTCGGCAGGTACACGATCCGCTTCTGCGACGCGAGGATCTTCACGCGTTTCGCCAGCGCCGGGCACATGGTGACCATGTCCTTGGCGACCTCAAATACGATCGACGCCTGCTGTCTGTCGGCTGCACACCCATATACTTCCGCACGCTCTTCGTTGTCGCCGCAGGTCAATAGCAGTGCGACTGCGGCGGCGAGCTCAGACTTACCGTTCTTCTTTGGTATCTCGATATACGCTGTGTTGAACTGGCGGTATCCGCTCGTCTTTAGGGTTCCAAACACATCGCGGATGATCTGTTCCTGCCAGTCGATCAGCAGAAATGGCTTCCCCGCCCATGTACCCTTTGTGTGCGCAAGGCATTCTATGAAAGCGACGGCGTTGTCCGCCGCTTGTTTATCGTAAACCGAGTCCTTCGCTTTGAACGGAGTCGGCGTGTACTTCTTCAACTTCCTGATCACAGCCGCCTCTTTCAAACCAGCAAGCATAAAAAAGAGCCTCCTTTATCAGGAAGCTCAAGTGGTAGCCTGTGCGATTTAGTTGTATTCTCTCAGGATCTGCTCGTAGACCACCTTCACCTGCGCGCCGCTCGGTTTCTTCGACCAACCCCTGTCATACTGTACGAAAAGCTGCCCGTCTTTCCAAATCTCAAGCTTCGAAATCCGTCCATTTGAAATCCCGTACTCCGATCCTTCGTCGTATTGCTTGATGTAGAAGCTGTACCCGTCAATCGTCCCTTTGATCCACATTGCTTTGCCCTCCGTGCTTTTGTCGTTTGCCTTTTGGCATGTGTATATATCACTCTACGGGCGATGAATAGCAAGTGAATTCTGTAATAAGTCCTCGACATTTTTGTAATAATCATTGGAAAGGAACTCATCTGTTTTTAGAGGCGACAGCGAAACACGGAAGCCGGCGTGAGCCTCCGTGTTCGCTTTGGTTTGCTGCTCAACCGTACTTGGGGCAATCGCCCAATCCGTTTCATAAACGCATCAGTGGCGGCGACGTTGCGCGACGCGGCGTCGCGGCGATTCATGCGCTCGAAGCGCCCTAATCGCCCTCCTGCACCGCCGCTTTCAGAATCTCTGCATCAAACCCAACTGCTTTGTACCCTTCCAGAAGCGTACTGTAATAGAAAGCGCTCGGCTTATTCTGCGGCTTGTTTCCAATAAGGATGTACGCAAACACATCCATCACTGCACCGTTCAAACGCACCTTTACCGTATCCTTTCGGTACAAATCTGGCACCCCGATCCAGCGGTCGAGCGCGACCTCGTCTAGCAGGGTTATCTCCCATAGGAGCGCGGGTACGCTTCCGCCCTTCGTCTTTTCAATCGTAACAACCGCGCAGGCGTTGCCACCGCGAAACGCAAGCCTGAAATTCTTCAACTCCGTTGTGCCAATCGAATTAGCGGTCGGACAATGCTTCGCCATTTCAGTGCGATTCAACCCAACGCCGTACGCAGCAAACACACGATTACTCATTTTTCTCAATCCTTCTACACTCATCTTCGCCAAATGCGACACCGAGCATACTGCCGCGATCCCAATTCACATGAATCGTACCGATATCGTCGACCATCGTAACCGTTCCCCGATCACCCTGTCGCAGGTTGGTGTAAGGGTCGCTCATACCAATGAGCATAACCCGTGTTCCGGTGGTGTAATACTCCTTGAGCTGTTTCAATATCTCCGGATGAATGTATGTCATTCTTCATCACCCGCTTCTGGCGCGGTGCGAAACGCGGCGTTACCTGAAAGATTCTTTAGCAGACCCTTCCGTGCCTCCTTGTACTCCGCACCTATGAATCCGAGCCGGAGGAGGAAACACCGGAAAGCGTACTTCTCGTTTTCGACTTCCTTTTCCGTCGCGCTCACGCGCTTCTGCATTCGAGCCAGTTCGCAAAGCCCTTGTGTCAGTTGGTAGTAGGCAGCGATCTCAGACTGATCATCGGTCGGTCGGAACCACCTGAATTCGATTCTGTCAGGGTGTTCTGTGATCGGCAGGTCGTCAGTATCCAGCGCCTTTTTCAGTAGCGTTGCCTTGCTCGCGACCAGCCGCCTTAAGTTCTCCATTGCGGTCGGCGTCATGCCGTCCGGCGGCATCTCGACCGAAAGCCGGTCAAGGCTGGCAAGTGTAGGTGTCACGATTTCCTGCTTCGGCATTTCCGCCGTTTTTTGCTCGATGAGCTTAACCGGCTCTCCGATCCGTTCGCCAATGGACCCATCGTGCGCCAATTCGCGAATTAGCATCTCGATATGTGCCTCGTCCGTGCCCTCCGGGCAGGTCACCGTGCCGTTCTTGTCGACCGTGTAAGCCCCCACCTGAAACGCGAAGCTTGGCGCGCCAAGGTAGCGCGTCGTGTCCTGTAAAGTGTCTCGCATGACCGAGACTAGTGCCTTTCGCCTGTCCCCCGTAACGTTGTACATGATCTGCATTGTGAATACCTTCCTTCCGATTTAGTAGTCACATACATCACTCTTTCGGGTGTGAATATCAAGCTATTTGTCTGTAGTTTGGGGAATATCTTTGTAAAGAATCTGTGCTCCATCCCTGATGAGAATCACCTGGTCAGAATCACCCATCTGTTCGATGTACCGCTTCACGATCACATCGCAGTACATTTCATCCAACTCGACCATACGGCAGACTCGATCGGTCTGCTCGCAAGCGATCAAGGTACTGCCACTGCCTCCGAACGGGTCGAGAACGACGCAGTTCGCCATGCTGGAGTTCAGAATCGGGTATGCCAGAAGCTCGATAGGTTTCATCGTTGGATGATCGGCGTTCTGCTTGGGTTTGTCAAACTCCCAGATGGTCGTTTGTTTCCGGTCGGCGTACCATTCGTGCCGGCCTTTTTTCTTCCAACCGAACAAGACCGGCTCATGGCGCCATTGATATGGACTTCGCCCAAGAACCAATGACTGCTTCTTCCAGATACAGGTACCGGAGAGATAGAATCCCGCTTCCGAGAACGCCTTCCGAAAATTCAACCCCTCGGTGTCCGCGTGGAACACATAGATCGACGCGTCGTTTGTCATGCAGGCTTCCATGTTCTGAAAAGAAGCAAGCAAGAAATCATAGAAGGCTGAGTCGGTCATGTTGTCGTTTTTGATCTTTCCCGCGCTGCCTTCGTAGTTCACGTTATAAGGGGGATCGGTGACAACAAGGTTCGCTGGTCCGCCATTCATGAGCAGGTCGAATACATCCCGCTTCGTGCTGTCTCCGCAGACGAGTCTGTGTTTGCCGAGCAGCCAAAGGTCTCCCGGCTTTGTGATTGCAGGTTCCTTGAGCGCGGCTTCCACGTCGAAATCGTCGTCCTGCACACCTTTGCGCTGCGCGTCCTTAAACAACGCATCGATCTCCGGCGCGTCAAAGCCCGTCAGCGATACATCAAAATCCGAAAATTGCAGATCGGAGATCAGCAGGGAGAGCTTTTCTTTGTCCCATTCGCCGCTGATTTTGTTCAGCGCAACGTTGAGCGCTTTCTCTTTCTCTTCGCTCATTTCCACAACGACGCATTCGACTTCGGTCACACCGGTATCGATCAGCACTTTCAAACGCTGGTGACCGCCGACGACATGTCCAGTGGTCTGATTCCAGATCACCGGCTCCACGTATCCGAACTCCGATAGCGAACGCTTCAGCTTCTCGTATTCCGTGTCGCCGGGCTTCAGGTCTTTGCGTGGATTGTAATCCGCTGGAACTAGCTTATCGACCGGCAGCGTTTGAATGACCATGCTGGTAACCTTTCGATACGATTTTCCGTAAGCCAACTTGCGCCGCAGGCAGGTTTCCTGCGAGCGCTTGCCCCCGTAGCGTCTTTCGCTGCTGGCTCGTCAAACGGTGGTATTTCAATGTGCGAATGAACGCTTGTATCTCATCCATATTTATTTCCCCCTGCGCGCGGTCAACCGGCGTTCCATAACATCGTCCTGCGGATTCGCGCCCGTATAGTCGGTCACACAGTTTTCCTTGACGATCTGGAAGATCTCGTACCAGAGCCGGTTCGTCTGCGCCATGTAGTTCTGACTCATTGCCACATATGGAGACTGGATCGCGCTGCCGGTTGTCGGATGTTTTGCCAAGAAGCCGTATTCAGTAACAGCTTCCTCACACTGAATCCAGCGTGCGGCACTCATGGCGTACCGCTCCAGCAATTGCGGTGAAACAATCCTTGCCGCGCCACGCTGGTCGAGCCAGTCCCAAGTGTTCGCGTAGATCTCAGCCGCCTCAAGGTTGCGTCCATCCTTTTGCCGCGCGGAGAGCAGTTCTCTCGGCAGCGGCATATCGTTACCCTGCAGATTGGTGGTATTGGGAAACTCCACTACGGTCAGCTTCCGTTTTCCAGGGTTGCCGTCGAGCATCTTATCCGTGAGCGGCTTTTTCTTCTGCCCCGCGCCTAATCTCGACCCGCCGTGTCCGTTTGGCATCTGAGTTTCCTCCCATAAAAAATAGGCCTATTCGACCTCTTGAAACCGCGAAAGTTTGTACGTGACCCGACCACGTTGTCCAATTGGAAAGGTCACAGAGGTGAAATTGCCCCCACCGGGTCAATCCGCGTGTGAATTCTGTCGTGTGTTGGTGCTACCGATCGTAATCTTCGAATGGCAGCTCTTGCAAAGCGCCATTAGGTTGCCCTCGTCGTTCGTACCACCGTTTGCCAGCGGCAGGAGGTGATGCACTTCCTCAGCAGCAGTCAGTCTTCCTTCGCTCTTGCACTGTTCACACAAAGGATGCTGTAAAAGAAATCGCGCGCGGAGTTTCTTCCACGCGCGGCCGTAACGTTTGTTGGTGTCTGGGTCTCGAAGGTATCGGTTGTACTGATGATCGGTGGCTTGCTTATGTTCATCACAGTACCGACCATCAGTCAGTTTGCCGCACCCCGGGTAGGAGCACGGACGCTTGGGTTTCTTTGGCATCTCTGTCCTCCAAAGGAAAGCAAAAGAGCTTCCACGTTTTTATCTGCGGAAGCTCTCTTTTTTTTCGACATCATAAGAGTATCAAAGGATGATACTCTCATTCAATCACATTTGCTCTCTTGTTAAATTAAGAGACTTTGATTATTATCGGATAGTCCTTCAGCAATATACCGTCAAGAACCGTATCTCCATTGCTTACTTCGAACATAAGCAACTGTCGCAGAGAGGTGAACGGATCCCAAGATTCGGCAGATGTCGCTTCCACTCCATTGATTGTGATTCGACAAGTCGTATCTTTCGAAACAACTTCAGCTTCACCGTCGTTCCAAACAGCGATATACTGATTCCCATTGTCATCGGCAAAAGTATACCACCTTATCAAGTTGCCCTGTGATTCCACCGTCACGGCAAACGGTTCCGCTTCCCATCCTTCCATGAGATATGCCAAATTTCGAATCATGTTCCCCTCATCCGGTCTGCCATGCGCGTCTGTTCCAGATGTGCCGATGGATATATCCATACCACGGTTGATCACAATCATGCGCCCGATATACTTTGCGGCGACCTCCGGTTCATATGGATGATATGGACCGTTTTCAGGTTGAAGTACATTCATGCTATAGAAGGAGCGATAATTCAATCCATCCGCAATATATTCGCCATGAAATCCATGTTCTTCGGCGAGTGCTTTAATCCCATTCCACATTTCTTCGTACCCATAATAATACTCACTTCGAAAAGCGGGCGAAGCGTCGTTGTTCACAGAATGAATCTCAAGAATATCCGCTAGTGCAATCACATCGGTAGAAAGCAGCTGATCCGAATAGTCATGCCCGTCTTCATTCAGATAATCGCTCGTACCGGCGTACGCAATTCTAGCGTCGGGATCGATTTGTCGAATGATTGGTATGATCCTTTCTGCCATCGAGATGTAGTCCTCAGGCGCAATGTACTGATAAAAATCCGAATTCGCCTCAGGTTCATTCCACAGCGCATACGTATCAACCAGGCCCTTAAGACGAGTTACAACCATTTGAACATATGAAATATAGCGTTCCATCTCAGCTTCATCGCTTAATCGATGCTGAGCGATTTCTCCGCCGTTAAGCCGGTATGCCATATCCCAAAAGGACAGGTAGAACTTCGTTTTTATCCCATTTTCATCTAAATAACGAAATACATCCACAAACGCGTCTGGAATACTCACTTCAACGGCTGTATAGAATAAATCGACTGCGGGACCATCGATTGCGTCTGTCGTAAAGCAGCCATTTGTAAAGCCATCTTTTTTCAGTCGATCCGCCCGGCTCAGCCAGATTTCCGCAGGTGTTTTGATACAAAAGCTCACGAGCGCATTAACGCGCGTATCCTCCAGTTCTTCCGCCGATTTCAACGCCAGAAAGGAAAGCGAAGCATCATTGCCTTGCTGTAATACTGCAATCTGCTTGTCCCTTATCGTGATAAGCAGCGTGTCCTCATCTTCGCTGTATTGCAAGCATTCGCCAAAGATGCTCTCCAGCATCGTATCGGTTAGGTATAGCGTCCCATCGACTGAATATGGCGCGACATTCGCTTCGATAAATGTATTTTCAATGGTATCCGTTGCATACGATGAAGAGTTCTGTGAGAAATAACAGTTTCTATATTGGCCATCCGCATCTGTATAATTGCCGTAAAGCCAAGTGCCGTCTCCATCAATCTGCTCAGCTTCCAACAGCCGCAGCATTTCTTCGCCGGATACCCATACGTTTGTACCGTCCCACTTGGGAGCGTGAGCAAACGCATAAGGAAACCCATTTAAAACAACACGCATTTCAGGCTCGGGTGTTGCGGTAGATTTAATGTTTTCTACGGTAATAGCCCCGATTGGCGATTCAGTAACCGGCACCGGATTTGCGGAATTGGTATTCTTGCCGCACGCGCTCATTATAAGCAACATAACGCAAATAATGATACAGGTAAAGCGCATTCTCCATTTATGTTGTGAATTACACATGACGTTTTTCCTCGCTTCCTTCTGTTTTCTGCTCGAGTACGTTCCAGTAGGCACTTGCCCGGGTCAGCCTAGCCGTCCAAATACTTGAAAGGCAACCTGCATATGTACGCCAAGCAGTTGATAAGCAAACAACGCCTGTGAACCCTGTGCCGCCATTTTCTGTAACAGTTGTTGCCCGCCGAATGAACCGCCACTTCTTGCAATCAAGTATTGCGAAAAAGCCGGATTTTCCAGCAAACTATAATTTCTGGCGAGGTAAAGCAGCATGCTCTGCGCCTCATCCATCTCTTTCTGTGTTGTAATAACCTGCCCGCTGAGACGATAAAAGATAGGTTCCTTATTACTGGAGCGCTGAATAATCGCCTCCTCAATCGACGCCAGCGAGAAAACAGACGGCTTCTTCAGCGCTTCCTGCAAGCCAGCCTCGTCTCCATTCGACAATTGCGAAAGAATAAACAAGTCCGGTGCTTTCTGTACGCGCTGACGCGTTTTTGCCGTATTTGCAACCTGTGCATTAAACGTGTCTTCAAGTTGTTTGACGTTCAGCGCAAGCGCTTCCTGTTGTTCTTTCGCCTTCTGAACGGACTGTTGTTTTGCTTGCTCTTCCTGTTTTGTCTTTTCGCGTTCAGCTTTTCGCTGCGCGATACCTTCCGCGGCAAGTTGCTGCACGGTTTCTTTGTTGCGGCTGCGCCAGCTGAAATATCCAATATATTTAGACAGCATAAATAGCCCGCCCCACATGATCACCAGTAGCCCGAATCGAAAGATCCCAAATTCGACACCATTGAGTACGATTGCCGCGGCGCTCCCGGCCACAAACAACGAACCCACCAGCCAGTATATATTTTGCTCTCTCGTTTCTTTTGCAATTGATCGAAAGTCTGCTGTTGTTGTTTCATTTTCTGATATATTTGCAAAGATGAGAATTGAGCAAAAAAGCTGCAATATAAACCCGACAACCAAAGATCCTTTTCGATAAGGGTTAAAATAGTAGGCACAGCAACCGCCAGCGCACAGCAAGGTGGCTATTATATAATTCCATATGCGTTTCATTATTGTCTCCTTAGTCGATCGCTAAAATTCGTGAAGATTGTCTTGCGTGTTGTTCAGATGTCATACTGAACTATTCAATCAAAGCTTCTTGAATCCAATCGATCGCGTCGTTCGCAAATTTGCTTCCGGTATATCTGGTTGCGGCATCGTTAATGGATACCCCGTCTGCGGCAAGACTGTCCACCCAATCGGTAAAACTCTTAACGGAAATAGAATCGCTCTTTTCCATCCAGAGCGTTGATATCCAGAATCCACTTACGACTCCGTCTTTCTTCTCCCGATCTATTGAAAAAACAATCCCCTGATCCGTCGCTGTTGTGTAAAGATTCTTCATATTGAAGTCTTCTATGGCGTATAAACGAGGATTGTATATAACCACCATTCCATCCGCGTAGCTGTATGCGCATGCAGCGGTTTCCGTAATAAACTCTCTTGCGAACGTTACGTCGCAAGTTCCATCATCCCAAAACTGCACACCGACCAGTCCGTTTGAATCCTGCCATGCACCAACCATCGCGCCTTCGTAGGGATCCTTGCAGCCCAACAGGCTTGTCAAGATCAGAAGGATCGTTATGAGAATTACTAGTTTCCGTTTCATAGCGTTTCTCTCCTTCATTCTAGTACTTATATCACACTTATTTACAGTTTAGCGTTATTCCATAGGAAAATGCAGAGTGAGCGTTGCGCTCACTAGCGGCAGTACATTTCTGCTGCAATCTCAGAATCTTGTTGTCTATATCACATTTGCCTGTGGTATGATAGAAAAAATGCATGAAGCGGGTGATTACCTTGGATGAAGTCGTGAATCCTCAATCCTCATCTTCCAATATTACGACACATACGCTTCTTGAGCGGCTCCGAGCCGGACAATCGATCACCGAGTTTTTTCTGGAAAACCAGGACGCAATCTACGATTTTCCGTTGAATGAATGCCTTAGGGAATACATTCTGCAGAAACATATTCCACACGCGAAACTGATCCGCGAAAGCGGTATGAACCGACGATATTTCTACGATATCCTCTCCGGCAAACGGCGCCCCGATCAAAACTATGTGTTGCGGCTGCTGATCGCTCTGCAAGCGTCGGTCGCGGATGTGCAGTGGCTTTTGCGTTGTGCGCGCTATCCGCTGCTCTATGTACGTAATCGTCGTGACGCGGTCATCCTATATGCGATTGAACACACGATATCCGTGAAGGAATGTAATCGAATGCTTGAGAACCTTGATTTAGAGCAAATTTAGCAATGGATGTTTTCGAGAAAAAAGGCTATCGAATCATACAGCCGCTCGCCTCCGGCGGAGAGGGACAAGTTTTCGTTTGCGAAAAAGACAGCGTTCGCTTCATATTGAAGATCATGCCCTGCATGGATTCTCGTCAAAGAGAAATACTTGCACAGATAGATACGCTGACAAGCGGCTTTTTTCCGCATGTTTACGAAATATTCAGTGACGAGAAACACACGTATTTGATTCGAGAGTATATCGAAGGCAATACGTTACGAGAAGAACTGCAAAGAAGTGGTTCCTTGTCATATTCGCATGCTATGCGTATTTTCAACAAGCTTTGCGAAGCGCTGAATCTTCTGCACCACGCATCGCCGCAGCCTATCGTGTTGCGCGATTTGAAACCGGAGAATATCATTCTCACGCCGGACGGTGGCGTCTTTATCATCGATTTCGGTATCGCAAGGCACTATAGTCCGCTGGTCAGCCGGGATACCATTCCCGCCGGAACGAGAGGATATACCGCGCCGGAAGCGATAACGGGTTTTCAGAGCGATCCGAGAAGCGACGTTTATAGCTTGAGTATTGTGCTGTATGAGATGTTGAGCGGCAAAAGTCTGAGCGATCCTCCGTTTCAACTGCGGCCTCTGTCAGAGTGCGGCGTATTTGCCCCCACATCGTTGGATCGCATTATGGCAAAAGCGGCCGATCCAAAGCCTATCTGCCGCTATACGAACGTTTCCGCATTTCAAGAAGCGATTCAACGCATTCGCCCACGAAATCTTGTTCATCGAGCTGTTCTTTCGGGCGTATTGTGTTTTCTGTTGGGCGTACTGCTTACTTTCGGTCTCACAACCGGCTCCATCAACAAACTGTTTGATCACTCAGGTTCGGTGGTCGCCAAGCAATCCGATCTCAAATCCGTTGTCGGCCTTTCAATAGAAGAGGTGAAAAGACTGCTTTCCGCCCAGAAGTTGCCTGTCGTCATTTACAGTGTCGTTTCGGAGACTGCTCAAATTAACGAGATCGTCTCCCAATCATCCGCTTCGAACGAACTCGCCTTGGAAGTCTGCATTGGCAAAATAACCGATCCTGTTCTTTTTCCGGATCCCAACTTGGAAATAGCGATTCGCGATGCGCTTAGTATTCCTTCCGGGCAAGTGATCATTGCATCCGACCTTAGCGACCTGACCGTTCTAGACATCTCACAACAGAGCATTACAAGCCTCGAAGGCCAGCAATATGCGGTGAA